TACTTACCTATGTCTGAGCACGATTACAAGCCGGAAGGCGATTCCGGCGACGGGCAGAGTGTGCCCAATTCCATCGCCACTCAGAAAAGCCTTTCTCTGTCGCAGTTGGTGCATCCCGAATACGTCAAGATGGGACCATCGGAGCGGCAGCGGCTCGGGGTCCGTAGCGATCAGCTGGCGGGGCCGATCACCCTGGCGCTGGTTATCGGCATGATCACCGGGGTGACCGAGGAAAAGGAACTGCCGGCCGATAAAAATGGCGGCCGCAAAACCACCTACGGCCTAAAAGGCACGATCGAAGTGATCGACCAGATCACCGGCGAAACCTACGCCGGCAGCGAGTTATATCTGCCGGAAGGGTTTCACGAGACGGCGCTGGCCGAGGTCACCGCGCTGTTGCCGACGCTGCAAGGCAGCAGCGAAATCGTGTTGCAGATGCAGTTCGACGCGTTCCCGACCAAATCGCCCTCGGGCTATTCCTGGCGCATGTGGAACCTGTCGCCGGCGCGGCGTGCCGACCCTTTGGCCAATTTGCGGCGGGCTGCGCAAAAGGAATTACGGCGCAGGATTGCCGCATCTGGAATGCTTATCGAAGGGCCGCCCGCTGAGATTGTCCACGATGCGGTGAACGCCGGCTAGGGGCCCATGCAGCGGTTCCCCAGCTAGCGGGAGAGCCGGGCAGGGAGCGCGACCCCTGCCCGGCTCTTTTCGCTGCCTGCCGGGTCCCTGCGGCGCTCACACATGGCACAGACCGCCAGACAACCAGCCCGCGTCACGCCCAAGCGTCAGCGGGATTACGCGGCCGAATATAAGAAGCGCACCGCCGGGGCGCGGACTGTGGCCGAGCGCCGCAAGGCTCGCGGCCATGCCCAGGAATCGGCCGAGAAAAAGGCGCGGCGGGCCCGCATCAAAGAGGAGTACGGGGTCACGCCGGAGCGGCTTGCCAAGCTGCGGCGCGAGGCTCAGGCGCACATCATCGCCGAGCTCGACCGGGTCGGCACCCGGCATCGGATCAACCCGGAGACGATCAAGATCGGGCTGCGCCGGCTCAATGCCGAGGCGCTGGAGCGAATCCGGTTGATACCGGGCGAGTTTTTGAAGGGGCTCGCGTCGTTACAAATCGGCCAGTTCAGCCCGCTCCGCGACAGCTGGGACTACTACGACGAGGACATCAACCCATTCTGGTACAGCTAAAATGCCGGGGCAGGGGATGACGGTTGGGCTCGACCCGCGGCCGTGTCTCGGCTGCGGCGTGGAGTTTGTGCCGCGGCGATGGAACCAGCTGCGACACGCCGCCGATTGCGGCCGGGTCGATGTTCGCGATTCGGTCGCTCGGCACCGCGCTCGCACCGTCGAGCGGGCTGGGCCGCGCCGGTTTATCGGGATCGACGGCGAGGGCGTCACCGATCCGCTGACTGGGGAGCACCGCTATGTGCTCCTGTCGTGCGGCGATAAGCATTTGTCGCAGGATGGGGCCCATCTGTCGTTTGAGGACATCTGCGAATTTTTGTGGACGTGTTTTTTGGAGGATCGCCATGCGGTTTATGTCGGGTTTTTTCTCGCCTACGATTTTTCGCAGTGGCTGCGCACCCTGCCTTATGAGCGAGCGTGGCGATTGTTATCGAAGCCCGGCATCGAGTCTCGTCAGCGCCGCCCGGAGCTTCGCCATTTGGGGCCTTTCCCGGTCGAGCGCTCCGGCTGGCGGTTTGACTGTTTGTGGCCCCGCCGCTTTAAGTTGCAGCCGGCCGGGCTTGCTCGCCCTCGGCCTAGCGGAGACAAACCGCAGTGGCTTCATATCTGCGACGCGGGGCCATTTTTTCAGCAATCTTTTCTAAAGGCGATCGACCCTTCGCGCTCTCTCAATCCGATCTGCACGGCCGACGAATACGCGATCGTCGCCGCCGGCAAGGCGCGGCGCGAAAGCGCCGAGTTCGACCCGGAAATGATCGGCTACAATCTGCTGGAATGCGAGCTATTGGCGCGCCTCATGGTGCAGCTGGATTCGGGCATTCGGTCGGAGGGAATCCGGCTTAACAAGTCGCAGTATTTTGGGCCGGGTCAGGTAGCGCAGAAATGGCTCAGAGGGATCGCGGCGCCGACCGGGGCCGAGCTCCGCGAGGCGGTGCCGCAAGGGGTTCGCGATGCGGCACGGGGGGCTTATTTCGGCGGCTGGTTCGAGCTCTTTTGGCACGGTCCGACCGAGGGTCCGAGTTGGTCTTACGACATCAATAGTGCTTATCCCTGGGTGATGTCGCGGCTGCCGTGCTTGCGGCATGGCGGATGGAGCCACGAGGATTATGGCGCGAAGGGCCGCCGCATCCTGCGGCTGGAGCTCGCTGACGAGTTCGCCGGTTCCGGGTTCGAGCTCGTGCGGGCGCTGGTCCGGGGCGATCACAATCTGGTCGGCGCGATGCAGCATCGCACCCCGCTCGGCGCGGTATTGCGACCTCGGGTCACCGCCGGCTGGTACTGGGCGCACGAGCTCGCGGCGGCGATCCGCGCTGGATTTATCGCCGGCGCGGTGGTGTTCGAGCGTTGGCGGTTCGAGCAAGAGTGTCACTGCCCGCCGCCCTTGGCGCCGATCGCCGAGCTCTACAAGTCGCGCCTCGCGGTCGGCAAGAACACGCCCTCCGGCAAGGCGAAAAAATTGGTGTACAATTCGGGCTACGGCAAATTCGCCCAGTCGGTCGGCGAGCCGGTATTCGCCAATCCGGTCTATGCCTCGGCGATCACCGCGCTTTGCCGGACCATGATACTCGACGCGATCGCGGCGCATCCCTCGGGCGCGCGCGAGCTATTGATGGTCGCGACCGATAGCGTGACGTTCTCGCGGCCGCACTCGGATTTGCCGCTCGACCCGGAGCGGCTTGGTGCCTGGACCGAGACGCGCCATGAAAATCTGTCGCTGTTTATGCCGGGCGTCTACTGGGACGACGCGGCAAGGCAGCGGATCGCCGCCGGCGAGGCGCCGGTATTCCGCTCGCGCGGCATCGCGGCGCGCGATCTGGCGCGGCGCCTCAAGATCGTCGATCGCGCGTGGACGCGCTATCCTCGCGACGGTTGGCCCCGGCTGGTGCTGCCGGTGTCGTTTCAGTTGGTGTCGCCGCGGCAGGCGCTGGAACGCGCCAAATTGCGACGGCGGCGGCACCGCTGGGCCGAGTGCGGCACCGTCATCACCCGCGGGCACCGGATCATCTCGGCCGACCCGCAGCTCAAGCGGTTTGGCACTGGTCCCGGCCGGTCGCAGCCTTATAAAGAGTGTACGGTGCGCGAATCGACGCCGTACCAGGGCTCGTTCGGCGACGAGCTCCGGGCGTTGCAGGCGCTGGAATTTGGCGATCATCCGGATGGCCCGGTCGGCGAATTGCTCGCCGATATCCTGTTCGATCGGTGACCGGCGATGAACGGCTATTGATATTAGATTAAGTTCGGGACTACTGTCGGGGCTCTCTCTCGCGAGCCTCGGCTCTCGAACCTTTCGGCGGTGCGGCCAGACGGTTTCGCGAGAGAGTTTCCATCTGGACGCGACGCGGAAAATCGACCGGCGCGGGCTCGCGGGAGAGGCCGTGCCGCCGTTGCGCTCGGAGGTAGGGGGAACGCAACGACGCGCACGGTACCACAACCGTGACGCGAAAGCTATTTGATGCAGGAGCTTGGCTCTTTGGTCGGTCCGGCCGGCGGCGGCGCCGGCGAGGTCGGGCCACGGGCGATCGTCGCGCCGGGTCCGGTCTCGGTCTATAACGGCAGCTATACCGCGCTGCCGGCCTACACGCTGCGGCCGCCGCACGAGGGCAACAAGACGATCCCGGTCGAATTGCGCTGGTTATCCCAGGCGCAGCCGCCCTCCTACACGATTTCGTTCAATGCGCGCTCGCGTCAGGTGACGCCGCTCAGCCAGATTTCCGGGCTGCACATCGACAACACCAACTGTTCCTCCAGCGTCAATATCCTGTTTCCCGACACCGGCTTTCTGGTGGTGATCGGCCCGAACTTAGAGGGTTATTACCCGGTCCTGACCGGCGGTCTTGAGTGCTTTTTCTGGATCGACATCAACCCGCTGGCGCAGGATGTGACGCGGGTGCAAATCCTCAATTTCGTGCCGCCGCCGATCGAATTTGGCAGCGCCAGTGGAGGGAATGTGGCTGGCACCGTGCGCGAGGTCGATACCGTTGCACCACTGACCGGCGGGCCGATTACCGATATGGGCTCGGTCGCGCTGACGACGCCGCTGGCGGTCGGCTATGGCGGCACCAGCGCCGCCAATGGCAACGCCGCGCTCGACAATCTCTCCGGGTCGAGCGGCGCCACCGCCGGCAATCTCGTGCGCGGGGGAACTGGTTTGTGGTCGGTTTCGGCGGCGCTGGTCACCCCGGTTTCGGTTGCCAATGGCGGCACCGGGGCGGCGATCGGCAACACCGCGCTCGACAACCTCTCCGGCACCAGTGGCACCACGGTCGGGGCCTTGGAACGCACCGCCGGCGGCGTCTGGTCGGTGACGCCGCTGCCGATCGCCAGCCTGCCGGTGACGGTCGCCCAGGGTGGCACCGGGGCAACAACGGCGCCGGCGGCATTGACGAGCCTCGGCGCGCTGGCGCTGAACGGCGGGACGATGACCGGGGCGCTGACACTCAATGCCGATCCGACTTCGGCGTTGCAGGCGGCGACCAAGGAGTATGTTGACGGGCTGACCGGCGCGCCGAACAAGCTGATTAACCCGTTTATGGAGATCGACCAGGCCAACGAGGGCGGTGTGACCGGCCTTAGTCAGTACATCATCGACGGTTGGCCTCTAACCAGCGTCAATGCGGGTGCGCTCGCAGTTTCCAATCAACGAGTCACCGATGCACCGCCAGGCTACTCTAACAGCATTCGTACAACAGTCACTACGGTCGGCACGCCAGTGGCAGGCACCGTGTTGGCGTTCCAGTATAAGCTCGAAGGCGACGACATTATCGACACGCTTTACAGCACTGTCGGCGCCAGAACCATGTCGCTGGCATTTTGGGTCAAATCCTCGATTACCGGCAATTATTCAGTTGGCCTGAGTAACGGCGCCGGCACTCGTTCCTATGCCGTGCCCTACACGATCACCACGGCCAACACTTGGCAGTTTGTCACCGCGACGATCCCTGGCGATGTGGGGGCCGGCTGGACCCTGTCGGGCAACAGTGCCCAGATGTTTGTTACGTTCGGCATACAACTAGGCTCGACCTATAGCGGTGCGGCCAATGTCTGGCAGGCTGGAAACCTGCCGGGCGTGACTGGTGGGGTCAGCAATTTCATCACCACCAGCGGCGCCACATTCCAGCTTGGCCCCTGCGGCCTTTGGGTCGCGCCGGCGCCGCAGCCGCTGCTACGGACCTCTATCGCGAGCGAATTGGTGAGGTGTCAGCGGTACTATGAAAAGAGTTATCCGCCAGGGACTTCGATAGGGAGCACCGGATTTGACGGAATGTCAAACATAGGTATACCTGCCGGGCTGCCATCTGGAACCTATAATACACAGGGATCGGTGGGGTATCGGGTGACCAAGCGCGCCAGCCCGACGATTACCTTCTTCGCGCCGCAAAGCGGTACCTCAGGCAGAGTGCGTGACTTTATCAACGCCGCTGATCTAACGCCGAACCTTGTCACTGGCGGATCAAACGGATTTAGCTGGGGGGCGACGGCGGCAGTTGCCCAGGCTGGCTTCAATTTCGGTGCTCACTGGACAGCGGACGCACGGTTATGACGCAATATTATCTGTCTCCCGACCCGCCTCAAGGAATGCCCGCCTTCGACGGCGTCATCCGGGATGACGGCGCCTGGATTCCGAACCACGACGGCAACAGGGATTGGGTCGAATATCAGACTTGGGTCGCCGCCGGCAACATGCTCGCTTATCTGGCCGAGGGCGTACCACCGCCGGCTGGTACTGGGTCTGTCGTCACGCAGAAGACAACACCACCACCACCGCGCGGCAGGGGAATTGGAGGCCGATGAGCGACGACGAGCGCAGTTTTTTTGACCGCTTTCGCGAGCGCCGAGGATCATCAAATAACGGCGGCGGACTGGCGGCAATGGGATCTGGCGCGCCGCTGACCTTGGGCGACCAGGGGGGCCCGCAGCCCGCCAATTCCCCTGGCGCCAATTCCCCTAGCGCCTTCGCCGATAGGATCACCAAACAGATGCTCGGCGTGTCGATCGCCGAATTGCAGGGTTTCGGCGATCAGGTCGGCAAGCTGATGGCGGAATTCCGCAACTCTCTCGCACGCATCGAACAGCAGCAGACCGAGCTCGCCCTGATGATGGCGCAGTTGGTGCAGCAGCGGGAGAGAGATGACCAGCAGCGAGCCGGTAAGGGCTGAGCTCCGCGTTTCCGACGACGGTCTAAAACTTTGGGTCAACCCGGTTGAGCTCGAAGCCCTAGCGGCTGCCCGTGCCGATGGCGGCCGGCCCGCCGAGTTCTGCCCGCTGCCCGACATCGCCGAATTGCCGTTGCGGCTCGTCGTCCTGGAAATGCGGGTCGGCCAGTTGGAGCAAGCGATCTATGGACGAGGTACGACACGTTGAACACATCGAGACGCACACCGAGTCTGCGGCAGGTGACGGAACAGACGCCGGAGCATCAGCAGCGCATGTTTCAGAGGCTGCCGCTACAGCTGTCGCTACGGCAGAGGCAGCGGCTGCCCTGGCGCACGAGACGGCGGCCGCGGCCGAGCTCGACGCGGCCGAAACCATAGTCGATGCAGAGGACGAGGCCGAGGCATGGCGGGTAGCGACTGGGACAAGATTAGCGACGCTGAGCGAGAGGTTAGACTCGCTAGACTCTCGCGAGGCCGAGAGGCACGCCACAGACGCCTTGCTGCTGCAAAGGCTGGAAAGGCTGGAGAACCACCCGGTCCTGAAGGAGAGCGAGTCGTCATCGAACCCGGAGAACTCGACGGACAACAGCCCGAGCTCGATCTCGGAGAGGCCAGGGGAGATAGCGGGGGAGGGCGCGGCCGAGACGGTGACGATCGGTCCGGTCAAGGAAGCTGGTGGCGAATCTTTACGACTGGAAACGGAACCGGGCGGGCAAGCGGAAAATCCACCGGCACGGCGAAGGCACCGCTGGATTTAAGGCCCGGTGAAGATGTCCTGCAGGCGGCTTTCCTGTTTCTTGCGCTACAGGGCGTCCCCTATCTCGGCGTGCGGCCGCTCGGCCCGCATTGGGAACTCTCAACCGCAGACGCCAAACGCCTCAACAATGCTTGGCACAACGCCTCGCGGCACTGGTCGCCCAAGGTCAGTGGCAAGGTCGCCGACCATATCTTTCTCGCCACAACCCTCGCTCAGATCGTCGGGCCGCGTGTCGTGGTGACGGTCCTGGAACGTCGAAACTCGCCGGCGCAACCGGCCGCGGTCAGTCCCCCTGGGGCGGTCGGCAACGGTCCCGTAACCTCCGGTACTCGCGCCGGCGAGCCACCCCAGACTTCCAGGCGGCCGGAAACTCCTGGGCAGCTGGACCCGGTGTCGATGATGCAGTCGGCCGGGACCGCGTGATGGGCGTGGTTCTGCCCTTCGCTAAGAAGGCACCGCTGGCCACCTTTCGCATTCCGGGGCCGCGCGAGCGCACCATCATTCTCGGCCGCACCGGTTCGGGCAAAACGCATTTCGCGACGTGGCTGTTGTCGCACCAGAATTGGGCGCAGCGACCGTGGTTTGTCATCGACTACAAGCACGATCCGCTGATTGCTGAAATCCCGGTCGCGCGCGATTTCCGCTTGACCGCGCGGCTGCCGAAAGAGCCCGGCATCTATGTCATCCACCCGCAGCCGGGTGAGGATGATGCGGTCGAGAAGCTGTTATGGGGAATCTGGCGTAAGGGCCGTTGCGGCGTCTATATCGACGAGGGCCACATCCTGCCCGACGGCGACGCGCTGCAAGCGATCCTGACGCAGGGCCGCTCGAAATCAATCCCGGTCATCGCGATTTCTCAGCGCCCGAAATGGGTCAACCGTTTCCTGTTCTCGGAGGCCGATTTCGTCAGCCTGTTTCACCTGAACGACAAGCGCGACCGGCTGACCGTCGGCGAGTTCATGCCGGCGGCGGCGACCGAGCGGCTGCCCGAACGAAATTCGTGGTTTTACGACGTGCCGCACGATCGGCTGTTTCAGATGCGGCCGGTGCCGGGCCGGGACTCGGTACTGCGGCGGTTCGACGAGCGTAATCCGCGCCGGATGAAATTGCGAAAGGTGTGAGAGATGGACCGGGTTTTTCTCTCCTGGACGATGACCAATTGGATCACCGTCGTACTAATGGTCGCGCTCGGCTATGTGCTGTTCGCCCTGGTCACGACCGGGCTCAAGCTGTCGCAGCCCAAAGGCTAGGCGCGATGGACCGGATTCTCAATTTCGAGCTCCTGGCGAACCCGGCCAATTGGCTCGTCGTCTGGCTGATGGTCGCCTTCGCGATGATCGCCGTGACCGTCATCAACGCCAACATGAAAGCCGCTACCAGCTAAGGGGATAGACCATGCAGGGGAATCAACAACAGCTGACGCCGCAGCAGCAGAACATGATGGCACGGGCGGCAGTGATCTCGCAGGCGCTCGACATGCGCCTGCCGATCTACAGCCAGACCTTCACCGCGGCGGCATCGCAGGGGCCGGGCACCGTGATCAACGTGCCGCCGCGCAATGTCGGACTGATCAAACGGTTTGTCATTGAGGTTTCCGGGTCGATCACCCCGGTCAGCGGCAACCCCTGCACCCTGACCGCGCTCGGCGGCGGCAATTTCTTCGACCAGGTGGTGATGACCGATCTCTCGAACCAGCAGCGCATTTCGACCACCGGCTGGCACCTTGCCGCCGTATCCTCGGCCAAGCGCCGGCGCCCCTACGGCTCGGCCTCGGCGCTCGACGCGCCCGACCCGTTTTCGGGCGCGACCCGGATCCCGAATGCGTTTGGCTATGGCAACAATTCCAACGCCAATTATTTGCCGAGCTCGATTCCCGGCCCGGCGGCGGTGCCGTTCAAGCTGTTTTTTGAACTGCCGATCGCCTACACCGACCATGATCTCCGAGGCGCGATCTACGCCAATGTGACCAACGCGACGATGAATATCCAGCTGCGGGTCAACCCGTCGCTGTTCGCCGTCACCGGCGCCCGCAACGCCCAGCACGCGATGTATACGGCGGCGACGGTGCCGACCCTGACGAGCTACACGATTACGATTCACCAGCACTTCTTCGACCAGCTGCCAATCAGTCAGCAGGGCGGCGCGGTGATCCCGCTACTCGATATTTCGACCGCCTACCTACTCAACAACACCAGCGTTTCGGGCGTCGTCAACGCCTCGGACAATCCGATCCCTTACGCCAATTTCCGCGATTTTATGAGCTTTTGCTGCTGGTACGACGATCCGGCGGCGTTTACCTCGACGACGATGCCGTGGAATTACCTCGCCCTCCAAAGCGCCAACTACACCAACATCTTCAAAGAAGATGTGCCGATGAACCAGCAGCTGTCGCGGCAGATCATCGGCTGCGATTTCCCGCTCGGGATGATCTACGAGGATTTTCGCTCGAAGCCGCTATCAACGATTCAGTACGGCAATTTGCAGATGCTGTTTAACCCATCAACGGTGACCGACAACCAGACCAATTTTCAGGTCGGATTCGAATCGCTCGCCTTGATCAACATGATCACCCAGGCCGGCTCCCTCTACGGCAGCTAGTAGGAGGAATGCCCGATGGGCAGTGTTACGAATCTCGTGGCGGCGACCCGCTCCTGGGTCGAGCAACCCTACAACAGCCAGATGAACCTGACCCATTGGGTGCTGTTCGTCGGGCTTCTGCTGATCGCCGCGGTCCTATGGGGCCGGGTCCTGGCTCATATCGGGGAGTAGAGAAATGGAAACGCAACACTGGGTCATGCTGGTTGTCGTCGCCTTGGTGTTCTACGTGATCGGCACAAAATATCCGGCGCTGGCGCAGCAGGTCGGACTCTAGACTTGAGTCAAAGCACCCTCGTCACGATCGCGCTGTTGGTCGCCTTTATCGTCTACATCACGACGAAGGGCGAATTGCCACGATACCTGTCGCTGCTGTTCGGGCCGGTGACGGCAGCGCCCGGCAGC